ACAAATGGCGCTGGTATGGTAGCTGAAGGAACTAAAAAGCCTGAGTCTGACCTTAAGTTTGACCTTGTAAGTACAACTGCCAAAGTTATCGCACATTATATGAAAGCTTCGCGTCAGATCCTTGATGATGCTTCACAATTGCAGTCATACATTGATGGCCGTTTGCGTTATGGATTGGCTTTCAAAGAAGAGCAGCAAATTCTTAATGGTGACGGTACTGGTCAGAACTTACTTGGGATTATTCCTCAAGCGACTGCTTATGTTCGTCCTACAGGTGTAACACCATCACAAGAAACGATCATTGATACTTTGCGTTATGCAATGCTTCAAGCGATTCTTGCTGAATATCCTGCAAGTGGTCATGTACTTAACCCGATTGACTGGGCAAGCATTGAAACGCTGAAAGACACAACTGGCCAATACATTATTGGTAACCCACAAGGCACTTTAAATCCTACTTTGTGGGGCCTTCCAGTTGTTGAAACTCAAGCGATCACAGCGGGTAAGTTCTTGACTGGTGCATTCTCAATGGGCGCTCAGATCTTTGACCGTTGGTTATCTCGTGTTGAGGTTGCAACAGAGAATGAAGACGATTTCGTTAAGAACTTGGTAACAATCCTCGCCGAAGAACGACTAGCTTTAGCGGTTTATCGCCCTGAGGCGTTTGTTTACGGTAATTTGGCGCCAGTTGTAACACCTTAATTGAATAGGGGCGAAAGCCCCTTTCTTTTTGGAGATAGTAATGAAGTACGAAGTTAAGCGTGAACATTTTGGCGATCAGTTTTATAAAACTGGTGACACTCGCGAAGCTGATCCAGTAACAGTAAAACATCTAGTTGATAAAGGTGTTCTCGCAGAGGCCCAAGAAGAAAAAAAGCCAGTTAAAAGCACAAAACAGGTGAAATCAGAATGATTACTTTAGATCAGGCAAAATTACACTGTCGCATTGACGAAGATGAAGAAGATTCGTTGATTTTAAAATGGATTGCAGATGCTGAAGAGGTAATTCAAAACGATTTAGATCGTAAAGTGATTGTGAGTGAGTCTGATCGAGTAGATGAAACCGATATTTTAGATAATGATTGGCTAGATTCAGCAAGATTAATTTACGTTCAATATCGATATAGCAGAAGCACAGAAGGCAAGCCTAGAGCTTACTGGGATTTATTACAAAAATTCAGAATTATGGGGGTTTAAATGTCAGATTTAGCACCCGAACTTAGAAATAGAGTAATTATTCAAGCATACACAGAGCCGGGCCGTGATGAAGATGGCTTCCCAATAGAAGGCGGTTGGTCTGAATATAAAAAGCTTTGGGCTAAGGTCACGCCACTTTCTGCTAAAGATTTAATTGCAGCACAAGCCGACCAATCCGAAGTAGTTGCACGAATGAAAATCCGCTATCGAGAAGACATTACGACGAAGATGCAAGTCATTTGGAAAGGGCGAATTTTCTCAATCAAAAGTCAAGCCTTAGATGATAATGAAGACTCATACACTTACTGTACTTTCTTGCTAGGACAAGGTTTAGAGAAACCTAAGTAGAGGTGTTCATGGCCGACGTAGACGTAAAAATCGAAGGGCTAGATGAAGTCTTGCGTAAGATGGGTGTCTTAAAAGATAAACGGAAAATTCGCAATGCAGCTATGAGAGCAGCCCGCAAAGGCATGAACGTTGTCCGTGATGCAGCAAGACAAAATGCAAAGGCCATAGATGACCCTGAAACGTCTGAAAAGATCTGGCGCAACATTTCGGTATCAGCAGGTAAAACTAAATCACTTGATTTGGTGCAAATGCGGGTAGGTGTTCGTGGTGGTGCGTCTTACTCAAACCCAACACCACCTAATACAAGTGGTGGAGACACCAGATACTGGCGCTTTCTTGAATACGGAACATCAGAAATGCCTGCAACTCCATTCATGCGTCCAGCATTGGCAAACAATGTCCAAAAGGTCACAGATACTTTCAGTCAGTCTTTCAGTGCTGAACTAGACAAGGAAATAGCAAAACTATGAGCTTTCTTCCAATTTATCGAACTCTCAACGCTGATGCTGCGGTTAAGGCTATTTTAGGCACAGATTTGCGTGTTTATGAGGATTTAGCGCCCTTAGATACGCCTACACCATATGCAGTGTGGCAAACAGTAGGTGGCAATGCTGAAAATAACCTAGATTGTCCTGCACATGTTGACCATGTCATGTATCAAATCATTGTCTACGACACACAGCAAAAGCGAGCCTATGAAGCGCGAGAGGCTATCCGCAAAGCATTAGAGCCGCAAAGTTATGTTCTAAACCCGAGTATCAATAATTACGAGCAAGACACAAAACTCTATTCTCGTGGCTTTGATGCCAATTGGTTTCTAGACCGATAAATCGCACAACAATCCAAACCCCACACCGCCGAAAGGCGGTTTTTTATTGCCTAAAATTTGAGGAATGACTCATGACTGTAATGCGCACACAAGGCACAAATGTATTTCTATTCGATGGCACAGCTATCACGAAAGCCGTTTGTATCACTGGTATTGATCTTGGTAGTGATAGTACAAGCAAGATTGAAAACACATGCTTAGAAGAAACCGATTCTAAAGCTTATTTAACTGGCTTGAATGATCCGGGTGATGGTTCTATTACTTTTAACCTAGATCCAGAAAAAGAAAGTCATTTAAAAATTTTGGAATTGGCAACTGCTCGTACCCCTTTAACAATTTACATTGGTGGTAGCGATGGCACAGCAGAACCAACGCTCACAACTGGCACTGTAACTTTGCCAACTACTCGTACCTTCTGGTCATTCCAAGCAACACTTGCTCCTTCAACCCCAACATTTGAAGCTGACTCACTCGTAAGCTACCAAGTCACTATGCAGCGTAGCACTGGCGTTCAAATTATTCCTAAAGCTTAATCAAGCGCCCCGAAAGGGGCTTATTTTATGGTGAAAAGAAAAATGGCTAAGAAAACTACAGCATTAAGTTTAAAAGATATTGCACAAGGTGCATTGATCGGTGAAATCCGTGAAGCAGTAGTAGAGTTTCTGCACAATGGCAAAACAGAAACAGTGGATGTCCGACTTAAACAGCTACCATTTGCAGTGACTGAGCCACTGTATACACGCCTGCAAAAAGGTGAAAACGTATTTGCTGAATGGGTTTCATTATGTCTTGTTGACGAAAATGGCGATACTTACTTGACTAAAAAGCAGGTTGAAGAGAACTTTACTCAGCCTCTAGCAAATGCTTTGTTCCCAGTGATTATTGGTCTTGATGAGATTAAGAAAAATAGCGAGGGAAAGTAGAAATAACCCCCGATCTAGAATTGTTGATGGAATTGGCAATGAATGGAATTGGGGGGAACTCAATCGAATCTGTAAAAATGAACCTTACTCTTTCTGAAATACGTCTTTGGGGTGAATATGTTAGGATGCGTGGAAGTTTAAATACTGGGCGCAGGGTAGAGCAGGTTATAGGCTCATTTATGGCCCTTTATAGGAATATGAACAGAGGCAAAGGCAGCAAAGCAGCAGATCCTAGAGATTTTATGCCTCATGAAAGCAAACCTGAGCCGCAGGATTTGGAGAGCTTTTTAAGAGCCAACACTACGCAGTAGTTGAATCATTTGCATGGTTTGATAAGATTCAGAAAACCTTATCAAACCTAGTTTTATGTCCCATAACTATATAAGAACTCCATGGGGAGATTTTCCTCCTGTTTGTGTGTTGAAACCACTTAATTCCTTAAAAAATGGCTCTCCTGAGGACTATTTATTGGCTAAAGGAGGGGACGTTAATGCTGCAATTCGTTTAATACAAGCAGTTCTTGAGTTAGAAGACTTTCTAAATATTCATTCAAAGATTGGTGTTTATCATCCAATAATTGTTCCAGTTCTTGCTCAAGAGAGCTTAGGGAAAAACCGAATTCCAGCAGTTTTGGCAGAAATGCTAGGAGCTTATTTCGGGTATGAAGTCTGCGATGATATTGTTCAAACAGTTAGAGCAAACCACACAAATGCAGGATCTTATGAGCGAATTGTAAGGCAGCCTCGATTTGATGGTGCTGTTATTGAAGGGCGGAACTACGTAATTCTAGATGATACTGTAGCAATGGGTGGGACGCTTGCAGCGCTAAAAGGTTTTATAGAATCACGGGGTGGGAAGGTTGTTATGGCAATTGCAATTACTGGATTTCACGTGCCATCAATTGACTTAGTCCCAAAAGAAAGTATGATTAATACTGTAAAGACAAAACATCCAACATTAGCTGAGTGGTGGCAATATGAGTTCGGATTCCCGCTTGAATACCTCACCCAAGGGGAATTGGGTCACTTTAAAAAGCCAGAATCAATTGACGTCATCCGAAGTCGTCTCATTGAGGCAGGATTTCAAAGCAGCCATGAAGGAAGCTAGAAATCGTCTTTCAGTTGTTTCAGATAGTACAAAATTCAGAACAAAATAGAATCCGCTTATGTGGATCACAAAGAACCGCTAGAGATAGCGGTTTTTTATTGCGCCATTATTAACCACTTGTTAAATTACATAAACTTTATAACAAATGGTTAAATCATGAAGAAATTACTTGTTCTTGTGCCAATGCTGGTTTTGGGTGGTTGTGTAACACCTGTTGACCAGATGTTAAATAATAAATTTAGTGATGTTGTGCCAACAAAACCACAGGTTACGGGAATTTGGACTACTTCGGTAGGGCCAAGCCTTTCAACAATTAAATTAAATGATGATGGCAATGGTTTACTTTGCGAGGACACAAGCGGTAATGTGACTTTAAATAAAGTTAAATATTCCGATGGAAAGTTATTTGCACAAAATGGGATGATCCTAAAAGTTTTAAAATTATCTGAAGACGTGTTGGAGGCTAAAACTACCGTCACTGCATTTAATATCACTATGGCATATAAGAAAGATAGTGATTTAAAAGCTGCTTCTTCGAAATGCGCTAAAGAACTATAAGTTTACAAATATCAGAGCCCGACTTTGTGTCGGGTTTTTTATTGTCCGGAGAAAAGTAATGGCATCAAGTTCACTTGGAAGATTAACCCTAGACCTCTTAGTGAAATTGGGGTCGTTCGAAAGCGGCATGAGTCAAGCAGAGAGGAAAGCTAAAGATACTGCTAAAAACATGTCGAATGCATTTAAGGGATTTAGCGATCAATTAAATCAAAGCATAGGTGGCACACAACTTGGGTCGTTCATTGAGAACTTCTCCACCAAGCTTGGTGCAATGCGTGGTGGAATCGTTATGGCTACAGCAGCTTTGTCTGGCATGGCTATTGGTGGTGCAGCAGTTGCGGCTGGTGGATTGGCGATTTTATCTGTTGAAGTTGCAAAGAATAATGTTGAGTTAGCTCGCTTTGCTGCATTAGCAAATACCTCTATACAGTCCTTTCAGGGGTTAGCTGGGGCAGCAGCAACTTATGGGGTAACGCAAGAACAACTCTCTGATATGCTCAAAGATTTTAATGAAAAAATTGGTGAGTTTGCTTCGGTTGGAGGTGGTGAAAGTAAGGACTTTTTCGAGCAGATCGCAGTTAAAACTGAGAAAGGTGCAGAAGGGGCTAAAAAACTTGCTGAACAAATGTCTAAGATGGATGGGGTTTCAGCTCTTCAGCTCTATGTAGACAAATTGCAAGAAGCTGGATTAAACCAACAGCAAATGTCATTTTACCTAGAAAACATGGGTAATGATTTCACAAAATTGGTGCCTTTGCTTATAAATGGCGGTGCTCTGTGGAAGGACTACCAAAAAGCCATGGAAGATGCTGGGATCATTACAGGTCAAGAGGCTATAGAAAAGTCGATTGCTTTAGCATCTCAGACTGAATCCTTGCATATGCAATTCTCAGCTTTAAAGAATAATCTTGCTCAAGCTGTTATGCCTGCTTTAAGTTCACTAATTGCATACTTCCTAGAAGGATCTGGAAAGGGAGGGCAATTTTCAGGAATTATTGAAGCTGTCGGAATTGCTGCAAAAACTACTGCATCACTTCTAATTGGATTATCAGCTGGTATTAAAGCGATTGTCCAGATTATTGCTGGTGCTATGGATGTAATGGGCAATATCGGTAAAACCGCTGTTAATTTCTGGAATGCACCAACTTTCTTAGACAAGGGTAAGGCGCTAGTAAACGGATTTAATAATAATGGGCTTCTACTAGAGCAGTCTGCAAAAAATGTTGCTGGTACTGTAAAAAATGCATACACATCAATTTCAGGAATTGTAAACAATCAAGCTGGCAGTTATGACAATTTAACTCAGGCAATCATTAATAACCGCAAAGCTCAACTAGATTGGACTAAGAATCTTAAGGGTGGCGTGACTTCTGGTATTGGACAGAACAAGGCTTTAAATCCTAAAGAAAAGAAGGAAAAAATCAAGAAGCCTAAGAGTAATAAGGGAGAGCTTGATAAAGCTAGACGCGAACAGGAACAATTAGAGAAAGCCCAACAATCAATTGTCATGCAATATGCAGATAAAGAGCTTCAAATTAAGTTGAAGTATGAAGAAGACAAGAAAAAGATTGCTGAGGCTTTTGCTAAAGATCCAGTTAAACGTGACTTGTATCTAGCTAAGGCAGAGGAGACATACAAGCGTGATGTTGCTGCATTCAAGCAAGCACAACGTGAAAAATACGATTCATACAAAAATGATCTTTTAGCACAGATGGCTGATGCTGAGGATGCTATTGCGCTTTCATCGATATCGCGCCGATTTGGGCAAGGTCACGAATATAACATTGCTAGCATGAATGTAGCATCACGTAAGGCAAAAGACGCTGAACTTGACGCGTACACAAATAATGTAAACCAAATTAACCGCGATTATGATAATCCAGCTGATGCTCAAAAGCGTTATGAATTATTAGAACAGGCCAAAGCTACTCATATAGCGAAAATGAAGGCCCTCGATGTTGATTATCATGACAATGCTCGCAAACTCATTGACGATCAGCATAATGCAACTTTAAGTATGTATGGAGCATTGCTTTCACAAAGTTCTTCTGTCTGGGGGGATATGACCCAGATGATTAAAGAAAGAGCTGGTGAGCAGTCTGCAACATACAAAGCAATGTTCTTAATGCAGCAAATGTTCGCTGCTGCTTCAGCATTAGTATCAACTCATTTGGCAGCCGCACAGGTGTTAGCAGATCCGAGTGCGCTAACCCTTGCGCAAAAAACTGCATACTCTGAAATGATCTTAGGTTTGGGTTATGCCAATGTTGGTTTAATTGCAGCTCAAACAATCCAAGGTATGGCCCACAACGGTATAGATAATATCCCGCGTGAAGGTACATGGCTTTTAGATGGTGGTGAACGTGTATTAAACCCTCAACAGAACAAAGATTTGACGAATTATTTAAATAATCGTCAA